TAAGTACTAATATGAAACAATGTAAAATAATCGTCAGGGATGAAGTCAATGTAAAGATTGAAGGTCTTGAACTAACTGAACGCAAAGCATTAGTAAAAATGTTTGAGTACGAAGTGCCCGGTGCAAGGTATCTTCCCGCGGTACGATTAGGTAGATGGAATGGTAAGGTAAGTTTCTTTAGTCTCGGTGGCAGTAGCTATGTCAATCTATTACCTGAAATACTACCCTTCATTGATAGTAGAGATTACGACATTGAACTAGAGGACCTGCGTACATATAGCACAACATTTAATTTTGCTGAAGTGTCCGAGGAGACATTCAAACATAAGAATTGGCCTAAAGGTCATCCAATTGAAGGTCAACCAGTTGTACTGCGTGATTATCAGATATCAATTATCAATGAATTTTTAAGTAACCCGCAATCATTGCAAGAGATTGCTACGGGTGCAGGTAAGACATTAATCACAGCAGCACTAAGTTACAGCATTGAACAGTATGGGCGCAGTATTGTTATCGTCCCAAACAAAAGTCTTGTAACACAGACCGAAGCAGATTACATCAATCTAGGATTAGATGTTGGTGTATACTTTGGTGATAGAAAAGAATACAATAAGACACATACAATCTGCACTTGGCAAAGTCTTAACAACATGCTTAAGAAAACAAAAGCAGGTGAAGCAGAAGTTGAGATTGGTGACTTCCTTGAAGGTGTAGTATGTGTCATGGTAGACGAGGTTCACATGGCCAAAGCAGACGCATTAAAAGAATTGCTCACTGGTGTAATGAGTAACATTCCAATACGCTGGGGATTGACTGGTACTATTCCTAAAGAAAAGTTTGCAAGTCAAGCTATCTTTATTAGTCTCGGTAATGTCATTAACAAACTATCTGCTAGTGAATTACAAGACAGGGGTGTATTATCACAATGCCACGTTAACATTGTGCAACTACAAGACGGTGTTGAGTTTAGTAACTATCAGAGTGAGTTAAAATACTTACTTGAAGATGGTAAACGACTAGATAAGATTACTCAATTAGTAGATACAATTAAAAACAGTGGTAACACATTAATACTTGTTGATAGAGTAGCAGCCGGCAAAGAACTACACAACAGATTGGCTGAGCGATTGCGTGACTTCAAAACAGAATATGATGTTGTATTCGTATCAGGTAATACTGGTATGGATGAACGCAAAGAACAATATGACGAGGTTGCAACAGCAACTAACAAAATCATTATTGCTACGTATGGTGTAGCTGCGGTAGGTATTAACATTCCCCGAATCTTTAATCTTGTTCTTATTGAACCGGGTAAGAGTTTTGTTCGGGTAATACAAAGTATTGGTCGTGGTATTCGTAAAGCAGAGGACAAAAACTTTGTTCAGATTTGGGATATCACAAGTAATTGTAAGTTTGCAAAACGTCACCTTACACAAAGAAAAGCATTCTACAAAGAAGCTGCATACCCGTTTGACGTAGAAAAACTAACATATAAGTGATATAATAACAACATGCGAATATTAACATTGGATAACGAATACTATAACTTAGAGACATTGCCAGAGGAGATAGATGATTTACGATTTGCAATACTAGATAATAGTAACCCAAGTAATGTAGATTATCATTATATACCATTAATCTTTTTAGAAAGTTTTAATGCACCTGCGCTTGTACTGAGAATTGGTAAGCATACAATTAAGATGCCAGTAGATTGGCAGATATTGATTGGTGAAAAAGAGCATGGTGATTTAGAAACATTGCCCTTAACAAGTATCAATGACAGAGGGTTTAATGCGTTTGAATTTAATCCATTAACAAGTTTTAGTCCTACCTTCTTGCCTATTGAGATTGTAGATATCTATCACGATGTAACATGGTATGCTCCTCGATTAAAGAACGGACAGTTTCTATGTGTGCCAATTGAAGATGGTCCTAAACCCGCATGTATATATTTTGTAAAAGAGATTAGTCGTAATTGTGAGATAATAGATTATAGTCAGGCATTCTAATGGCAACAAGAAAAGCAATAGTTCCAGTTGATGAGAAATTTGACAAACAAGATTTAGACTTGTTTGAAGTCCTTGCTGCATTAGATAAAAAAGACTATGATTTCTTTGATAGACTAAGTCCTGAACAACAAAAGAAGTTTGTACCATTCACAATGATTCAATGGCTAAGCGCAATAAAAGGTAGTGAAGGATTAAGTCGTTACTATGTAATGAGTACAGCAGAGTATGCCAACAAGTATTTGTTCAACGAGAATATTCAAAAGCATCCTAAACTACAATGGTTGATGATGTGTGCTAGTAGCCCGGGAGTTGGTAAACAGTTTCATCAATGGATACCTAACATTAGTCCTAAGGTAAGCAAATTACAAATAGCAGCTAAACTGAAAGATATTAAAGAGTATTACAAGAAGATATATCCTAGAGCGGATAGTGATGACATTGACGCGGTGAGTGAAGCGTTTGTAGGTAATCAAAAACGCAAACTTAAATTAGCAGAATTTTTTCCTAACATGAAACTAACAGACATTGAGACACTAAATGAAACTATTACTGAAGAACAACTTAAGCAATATGAAAGAGACCTCGGTAATTAAAACAGCAAAATTTAGCTGTGAATTTTGCAAGAGGGAATTCTTGCGTGAATCAACCACGCTTACTCATGTATGTGAGCAGAAGCGTAGATGGTTAGATAAAGACAATCATGGCAATCGTATTGCGTTTCAATGTTGGCTACAATTTTATAAAAAGAATACATCAAAGCGTAAGAATCTTAAGCAAGAAGATTTTATTAAGAACCCATACTATATAGCATTTGTTAAGTTTGGCAACTATTGTGTGAATATCAATGCTATCAATATTCCAAGATTTGTTGATTGGTTATTGAAGAATCAGGTTAAGATTGATAATTGGTGTAGTGATAGCACCTATACTAAATATCTGATTGAATTTTTGCGACATGAAGATGCATTTGATGCTATCCATCGTAGTATTGAAAAGTGTATTGAGTTAGCAGAAGATGCTAAAATACAACCACATGATATACTACGATATGGGAATGTTAACAAGATTTGTTATGCGATAACCGCGGGTAAGATTAGCCCATGGTTGTTGTATCAAAGCGACAGCGGCACCCGTTTCTTAGATACATTAAATGAAGGTCATGTTAAAATGATCATTGATTATATAAATCCAGAACAGTGGGCAATAAAGTTTAAACGTGATGCAGACCTTACAAAAAGAATTAAAGACACCCTCAAAGAAGCAGGCTACTAAGGTTCGTGTCCCTTGGAAAAAAGGTGATAAAATTAGTGATTGGGATGAAACTTGTATTTGGGCATTAGAAGTATACGGAGTACCCGGAGTCAAGTATTATACACACATGACAGAAGATTATATGGATTTTTATTTTTATGATGAGCGTGATGCGATGCATTTTAGTTTGAGATGGTTATGAGAAGTTGGGAAGATATTCGTCCTGGTTGGTATGAACATGTTATTAAACTGGATGAGAACCGACGGCTTGAGCATAGACACGAAATCATAGATTGGTTATGTAAAAAGATTGAAAAATATGACAGACACTCAATATACACCTGGGACTTCTTTGAAGTGCGTATAAAGTTTAGATATCAGCGTGATTATATATTTTGCACTTTAAGATGGTGAACGAAACATATATTATAAGATTGCATGGGGCAGATTATGTGTCTGTCCTCGCATGGCTACAAAAACATATTGGTAAGATGACTAATAGTAAACCAATAATTTATTGGGAGAGCAATACATGGTATATGAAATTAGTACAGGGCAAGATGGCTGATTCTTATTGCGAGATTCATTTTACAAATAAAAAACATTTAAAACTATTTGAAAAAGAGTGGACTGAGTGACAGCGACGGTAAAGGTATATAATAAACAATGGGCACCAATGTTACATTGGTTGCAAGAAAACATTGGTCCATTATTACATTGCCAACCAATAATCTTTTGGCATGGCAAAGGCTGGCATATGAAAATGGGACGAGATGTAGCACCACGTGGTGCTATAGGTAACAATCTTATTACAGTAGATTTTGATAACCCCGAACACGCAACTTGGTTTGGATTGATTTGGCTATGATAAAGAAACGTGCTATGGCTAACAATAGATGGGTATCTGATTTAGCAAAACAATGGATAGATGAAATCAACATGAAACGCCTTGAAACTGGTTACGCTGACAATCAACCTAAATGGCCCTATTGGGTTAAACCATGCAACTATAATGCTGGAGAGTGGAGTGATATAGACCACTGGATGAGAGACACAATGGGCAATAGTAATTGGCTCAAAGAAAATGCTCGGTGGGTAGGCAGTGATCGTAAGTATTGGTTCCGTGATGAAGCAGATAGAACCTTTTTCATATTGAGATGGTCATGAACAGCAAACAGCGTAGAAAAGAAAAACGTGATATTGACAAGAATTATCACAAGGTACATCTTACAGTACGCCCGGGAATGGATTGGACATGATTGAAGCTGAAACTGTTGTTAGTCGTAATTTTTACGAACTACATGAAATTATGAGGTGGTGTACAAAACAATTTGGTCCAA